CGCTTAGATGCGCAAATCTATTTGTGCTATACTAGACTCACTCAGTGAACTAGATAGTAACTTTGGACTTCTCGTCACAAGGGATTTGACTATCCCCCGCGACGTCTTCTATGAGGGCTCGGCCCTCTAGAGATTGTGCTCGAAGGTTGGAGAATCGTCTTCTCCCCATGAGAAACGACTGTTCTCAGTTTCCGCCACAAGGTTACAAGCCGAGTGGAAGGTACCGCTTCATCGGTTTCCCGAGTGAAGTAGTCCACGCGCGTCGGGAGGGCAGACTGCCCTTCGTCAGCGTCGAAGACCTGAGACCAGATCCCATCTAGAGTAGACCATTCTGGGAGGACCCGGGGACGCAGGACTCTTAGAATATCATCGATTTTCTCGAATGTTCTTCGTAGTCGTGTGTGGAAAGGGTACGCCACCCACTCAGTGAACAATGTATTCCACTGTTGACTGTTGCTATCGAGCCCTAAAAGCTCGCGAGCGGTGGGTCCAAAGACCGGTTTATCTTTCGATTTCCGGACTTTCCGTCCATTCGGAAGCTCAACGGTTTCCTGTACCCGATGCGTTGCATCGGTATACCGAACCCCGTGAGCCTGATAAAGAGTGCCCTCGAAACGCACGTTTCGTTGAATAAGCATTCCAACGATGCGGTCCCAAAGACTCTGAGCAACCGCCCAAAGTCTCTGAGCTTCCGCAGCGCCGTGTCTCCCTGGTCCAACGGCAACTAGCCAAGCCTCAACAGGCATTGGCCAGACACCGCCAGGGCGACAAAGATAAGCGATGAGACTACTGAGACGATTATTTAAACTCAGACAAACTGGCAGTCTGCCTAAGTTCTTATACCCGAAACCGGCAAAGCGTGCTACGCTGGATACCCTCAGTTTCCCGAAGGTATCACACTTCCGTACCAGCTGATCCAAAGCTCCAAGGTTGCAGAGTGCAACCAGGAGTTCGGCCAGCGATACGGGAGAGCAGTTGCGCCCGCGTATGTAAGTCCGCTTCGCAAACTCAAGCGACCCAGTTGTGGATACCATCGACTTGGATAAGCCGACTTCCACTCCTATGATCGCCATTATACGCAGGTACTCGGCCGCGACAAGTTTGTTAGCGATAACAACATCGTCTCCAAGGACTGCATACCCCATGAACCACCCCTGATCGTAACTGGGAAGCGCTCGCCAAGCGGCGAGTTGCACCAGGGCATGATGTGTCAACGCGAGAAGGGCCCACGAAGACAGCGCACCCATAGGCTGTCCTACTGAATATATTACCTCGTCATACCCCAGATTATAGCTTTTGGCTATCTTCGGGAGCTGATAAGGTCGTCCAACCAGTAGTTTCCCCCATGCTTGCGCGAGAGTATCACCCATAAGATGCGATAGAAGGTCCACTTGGATCTCCAGTGGCAGCCGATCAGTCGCAGCTGATAGATCGTAGGAGGCGACAAACTGTCCCTCTTTCTTGAACCCCTTTATCAACAACTCCACCGGAGCTGCTTGATTAAAGGTCCCGTCGGTCTTGATTGCTCGCAACCGATCGAATATCCACTTATGTAGGGGGTACATAAGCGTTTGAGTGATGCAATTCACCATAGCAAAGACTCGAATCTTTCCAGGTTCTTCCTTGAACCCTAATCTCCCAAAGGAGAGTCGTGACCAAACCATCGATTTATAGAATCCAACCACGTTGAAAGGGGATCCGTCTAAAGTCCGAAAAGATTCAGACTCGAGATCGGAAACCCTAACTCCGAGGTTAGAGAACAATAAATGACAACTATGGTCTCCACTCCTCCACTGTGAAGCAAGTTTATCCGCATATCGATTCGCTAACACCGTTAGCAATTTGAACACCGGATTAATTGCCCACAGTAAGTCTAGACCGTCGACCGCTTTCAGCCATCCCCTAAGTAGGGCAAGCATCTCCGGGTCCGACGCGAACAACAGAAGATCTGTCGCAAGCGCCGAAATCGAAGGTAGCCCACCTGAATTAGGAGCGGCTTTCCGCATAAACGGGATAGACCAGGGGGTTAGAGCGTTCGTGGGATCCATCTTCCAGCTAGTCGCAGTATGTGACTCTGCTTTCGCGAAGAATCTGGGTACCCACGCGGACCAAACATCCTTTCGGAACCGAGAGATATCTCTCCCGGGCTCCGTTATCGTTTTAAGCTTGAGGGCCCCTTTGAACTCTATCACCCGATAGAGCCCAAAGAGGGACATCCAGAAGCGAAGAACGGCAACATCACCTTGGTGTGCCATTCGGCGATGCTGCGGATTCATTATCCGTGGAAGACCCCTTCTGGTCCTCGAGACGTTACATCCGATTTCCCAAGGGTGACCTAGCTTCTGTCCACCGGCCACCTGCTGCAATAGCACGTGACAGGTTTTCAGATATTTAGCCAGTCCTTGAGGGCCGGATCCTTTTAGAATTCGTCTTACGTTCTTGGCGAATCCCCACACGATCTTCACCTTCGAAGCACTAAGTTGCCCAAAGACTAACGGGACTACTCGTAAGAGCATTCCCGCTAGTTTTGCTTCTGCTTTTACACAGAAGGACCAAGATAAATGTTGCGGCACCAGGCGCCCGTAAAGGTGTCTGATGTTTAGCATGTCTTATTACTATAATTATAGTTTGAGACCCATTTATCCCTTCGGTTTCCGTTTCCCTCCAGGGAGGGGACGGCCGCAGGTCGCCTTAGCAGGCTTCGGGCGGGTGCCCGTTGTGGTTAGTTAGAACGATTTCACGTCTAATTCAGACCCCCACCTTGCGGTGGATTTCCATTCCTTAGGGCTTTCGCTTTTAGGACGCAGGGCTCAGCTGAGGGATTCCTCGCTGCCTTTCTATCCTAGGTGACTGCTCTCCCTAAGTTCAGTTCTCGTGCGGATTTCTCCTTTCCTTTACAGGAGCACGAACTGAATCATTGGCGCTTTAACCTTCTAACGACCACGACTACACCGGGTGTAGGTTGGGACCTTCTTAGTTAACAGCGAATGCTGAGGGATCACTCCCTACAATTAAGCTAGTTCTCACCTATCTCCTCGATCGACGTCGCCGTTTAGACCGAACTGGCTTTGCCAGCTCCTCCATCCTCTCTTACGAGCTAAATGGAGAAAGATTACCTCTTTCGAGAGCTTAATCTCCTATGTACACCTCCTCTATCTCTAGAGGGAGTGCTCTCACACCCCAAGCCTCCGGGCAGAAGGTTGGTTAGCATTTTACTGAGGATCGCTCCTCAGTCTCCCCGAGCTAGTGTTGAGATCATTCCTGGCCAAGGCTATCACCTGAAAAGGTATAGTCGCTGCCTGGGGTTCCTCAACTGAGAGAGTACAAATCATCGTGAGGACCTTAGTCCAAATGATGATCCTACGATATCCACACCTCCTTTATCCGTCCATCGTTGCCTCCGCATTCCAGCAGAGGAGACGTTCTGTCACAACGACAGAGGACGCAAAAGGTGCTTAGATCGCAATCACATCATATAAGATGTACTCTGTTCAATCAAGTTCGCTTGGCTGATACAGCGGAGAGGCTTGCGC